TCCGGGTCCTGTCCTCCCACGGCCTGGTGGTGGTGATCCGGGTTTTCTCGCCGCACCAGGGGCATGCGGCCCCGTTGCGGGCGCTGTAGTCGACCCCGCTGGCCGCCTGTTCCCTGGACAGTACCAATTTCTTGACAATTGCGTTCATGCACCACCTCATTCACCGGTTTTCGGCCAATATTTAATCTGCAAAAGATCCTCGGCGATAACATTCATCACCGCACAATCCCATTGATGGTTCGCCTTGCCTTCCGGGCACTGCCACAGGTTGTGATCATCGACATACTCGGCGCACATCTGCGCGGCATAGTCGGCGCCCTTGACCTCATCGGCATTAACCGAGGCGAGAAACCGCCAGGCCCCCGGATCGTCCGGGGAAATTTTCAACATGCCGGCCAGCAGGTCCTTGTAGTAATGGCTATCGGCGAGCAGCAGCTTGACCCCGCCAGGGATGAGCTGCTTGGTGCCCGGGTATCTGTCGATGACCGACCAGGACTGCGGGTTGGCCTTGCGGCCGGACGCCCCTTTGTACACCTGGACCCGGCCGGGGTGCTGCTTGGCGAACTCGTAGACCTCGCGGGTGCGATGGCCGCCGGAGTCGATGACCAACAGATGCACCGGGTAGTACAACCCGTCGGCGTCCTGGTATTGGGTGGAAAAAACGACGGCGGCCAGTTCGACCAGCGAGGTGACAAAACCGTAGCGCACCTGCCAGCTGTTTTGCTCGGTACCGGAGCCGTCCAATTTGCCCCAGCCCCAGGCGCGAATCTCGTAATAAAAGCCGTCGTCCTGGGTATCGGCGGCGGCGGTCAGGGCGGCGACCAGGCCGCCACCGGGCACGAGCAGGTCCGGGCGATCGTCGGCCAGGGCATAGATGGCATCCTCTTTTCTGGTCTGGCGCACCGGCACATGGGCAACCCCCTTGATCTGGGTGTCAAAATAGTGCATGTCACCGGAATTTTTCAGGCCGCGCAGGAAGGCGGCGGCCATCTCCGAGTTGCTCACCAGGGGCGAAATCCAGCCGGGAGAATGAAAGGCAATCTTCGTCGGCCGGACGGCGCGCAGGTAGTCGAACAGCTCGCGGCCGTCACCGGACAGGGGGATCTTCCCGGCGGAGGTGTCCTTGTCCCAGGCGGCACCCTTGCCGTAGGCCCGCCAGATCCCCGCCTGCAAGGCCTTGGTCCGCATGCGGTCGTCCCATTCGACGCCGCAGTGCAGACAAACATAACGGGCGGTGTTGTCGGTCTCCACCTGCCGCGGGTCAGCGGCCCGGCCACCATCCCAGCGGATCTGCTCAAAGCCCATCGGCTGGTGTTGCCGACAGTCCGGGCAGGTGACGTGGTAGGTGAACAGCACCTCGGCCTCGGCCAGGAGATAATGCCAGATCGGCCCGTCGACCAGGGTCGGGGTGGAGATCCACCAGACCTTGGCCCCGAAGCGATAGGCGCGGAACCGTTCCTTGAATAATTTCAGTGACGGGGCCTCCTTGGCCGACGGCTGCACCGGCCACTTGTCGATCTCGTCGCCGACCAGGTAGCGGGCGGAGACGTTACCCAGGCTGGACACCGACCCGGCCCAGCCCATATAGATGAGCATGGTCGAGAGGCGGATGCGCAGCGAGGCCATGTCGTCAAAACTGCCGGTCATCAACTTGCGCAGCCGGGGCGAATTCTTGAACATCGGCTGCAGGTAATCGTTGCTGCGCTTGGTGGCGGTATCGCGGTCCGGGTAGGTGATCAGCGCGGCACCCGGCTGCATGTCGGCGATATAGCCGATCATCGTCTCCGCCCCGGCCGAGCTGCCCGACTGCGGCACCTTTATATTGCCGATTTCCTTCACCGACGGGTAAAACGAGGCGTCCATGATGCCACGCATATGCGGCATAAAGGCGTTGTCCCAGCGCGAGCCCTCCAGCGGTCCATAGGTGACCACCCGGTTAGCCGGTGCCCAGAGGGACGGGGCGATTGGTTTTCTCCGCCGGAGCAGCCGCCGCTCCCCCACCGACGGGGTAAACTGGATACGCTGCCGGGTGGTCCGATGACGGAATTTTTCCGGCAGCCAGTCCGGCGCGGTGCGCAGGCGGATGGTACGGGTGGTGCGGATGTCTTGGCTGGGGGCTGGCATTGATCAGTTCGCCTCCAAAATCACATCAAATTCAGCATCGGCGGCGAAATCGCCCATCCGCTGCTCTATTGCCCGGCTGATCGCCTGGACCAGTTCGGGCGCCCTTGTCTGGTCGCCGCCGACCAGCTCTATCCAGTCGGCGGCCTCGCTTTGTACGGTATGATTGAGGTGGGCCATGAAGGCCACCGCCCGGCCGACGATGGCCAGCTCGAAATCGTCGCGGGGGATAAACTTGCTCTTGCGGACGCCGAGGTTGAACTCCGCCTCCTCCATCTTAAATTTTGACGCGCGCAGATCCGCCTCGAGCTTCTCCTCCTGCATGCGGTCCATGCGGTCGTTGACCTTCTGGCCGGTGGCCAACTGCTTCAGCCAGGTCTTGGCATATTTGTCCACCGCCTTCTGTGCATAGCTGCCATCTGCCTGGGGGCGAAGCAGGCCGTCCTTGCAGTGCTTGTAAAACTGGCTCTGGCCTATCTTCCACCCGGCCTCGAGGAGGTATTCGAGGGCGTTTTTCTTGGTTCTGAATTTCTTGATGCCGCCGTCTTCGTCCTGCTGCCGGTCAGGATCCGGGTCGTACCGGTCGACGATCTCTCCGACGATGGACATATACCGCTCTTCCGCTTCTTCCAGGTTTTTGCGGTTGGCAACGGAACTTTCCCCGTTTAACTGACTAACGGCGGCCTTCCAGTCGTTGACGCAGCCGACAAACCTGGTCCGGTCGCCGAAATTGGTTATTTTATTGGCGAGGGCGGCAAGGAATTCCTGGTCGAAGAGATCGCGCATGGGTTAGCTATTGCCTTTTTGGCTTTCTTTTGGCTGCGGCGGTAGTGCCCTTTCGCCAATCGGCGAGCTTGCTTTTTTTGTTGGTTCCTGTACTTGTTGCCATAGTTGTGCACCTCGAGTGGATTTTTGGGTAGTGCTGAAAGCCGTCATCAAGCGGCTGATCCAGCGGTGATTAAAGTCGAAAAGCCGAGAATTGTTTTCGATGACGAACTGCTCGACATTGCGCGAGGAGCGCAGGTTTGCCGAACCGTGCAGCACCAGGTGGCGGCCGCAGTCGGTCTTGATCAGGGTGATCTTGGTATGGATCGCCGCGGCGGCAAAGGAAAAAGTATCGCCGCCAAGGGTCTGCTCGATATACGGCACCCCGCCCATGGCCCGACGCTCATGGGCAAACCAGAAATCAGAGACGAGCAGCGAGAGATTTTCAACATAGCCACCCTGCCGCAGGTTGCGCAGGCTATCGACATTTTCCTTGCCGAGTGACAGGGTGGCGACCAGCATCTCGGTGGCCAAATAGTTTTTTTCGACCATCAGGGCCTCGAGAAAATCGCCGAAGATAAAGTTGCCGGACACCACCGCATAGAGGGCGTTTCCTTCGTCGAGGTCGGGCATGTTGGCGGCCATGGCGGCGGCGTGTTCGTATTTTACCTGGTTCGGCGTCGGGCGCGGATAGCGGCGGACACTGACCATGTCGGTCTGGATGGCGTCCGACGGGTCGGACATCTCCAGGGTAAAGCCGGGGATGTCGATATTGAGGTCGAAGTCGAGCAGATCGCCAAAATCGGTGTCGAGTTGTGGGAGGTCTTTCATTTTTCTGTTTTCTATCTTCATATTTTTTCACCTTTTGGCAAAGCCACCGCCTCGCCCCGACGAATCCACGCCGGAGTAAAGACTTCCTTCATATCGAGGACCAGCATGGCGGCGGCCAGCCGTTCATCCGGATCCATGGTGCTGCAGGCGTCCTGCAGCCGTTTCAATTCGTGCTCGGAAAAGACCAGCTCCCCGGCATCGGTCAGCCGCTGCCACTCGTCGCGATCGGCGGTGACCATGAAGGAGCGGCCGTTTTTCAGGGTTATCGTATGGACCTTGGCGGCGGTATCTTGTGGTGTCTCTGCTTCCCGCGTGACGTTTTCCGAAACCGTGACGTTTTCTTTTTTTGCCTGGTTATCTTGCCCGGCCTCCGGTGCTGTTTCTACCGCCTGGGGACATGGTGGCTGTTTACACCGTGTCCGCCGGGCGAGGCGCTCCGCCGCCAGATCCGCCTTGACGTGGAAATAGGCGGGCAAGGCGGCCATCACCCAGGCGCGCAGATCGACCCCGGCGGCGTAGGCCTCACCGGGATCCTTGCCGCCGATCACCGGTACCCGGACCGCCTGGTCAAAC